GTCTTATTCTGAGTCTGATCATAGTTTGTGTGGGTTTACGCCCAGCGGTATGCAAAACTCTGAGTGCCCAGATTATGCGAAGTGGGAAAAAAGCAAAAAAAACGCATACGATATTAAAGTCCCCGTTCCCCTAGAAAACTCTTCTTACAAAAAAAGCTCCGCATTTTCTGATCATGCTTGCATTTTAACCGCAGCAAAAACCTTGCACGATTTAATGAGAAACTTTTTAAATGATAGGCATTATATTATTTACAAAATGTTATTCGTAGATTATTTAGATGAAGAGGTTATAGCTATGACTTTAGGTTATAAAACGACAGAAAAAGGCAGAAAAGCTGGATACAAACAAATAAAAAATTTAAAGAATCTTTACAAAAAAATAGCTAAACAACTATTAGAAAGAAATGATATATTTTTATGAATAACCAAATGGCATCGCATTATCGACTTTCTAAAGAAGAAAAGCAGAAAAGTCTAGACTTATTTAAAAAACATGATGGAAATTTGATCAAAGTTATTAGAGAGTTGTGGAATAGCCCAGATGAAAAAGGCACTACTAGTAGGGGGAGAGCGATACGAGAATTCTGGATAGAACAAGGCTTAAAGTATAGAACAAAAGTAAAAGAAAAAAAAATAAAAACTTCACCTTTACCACCTCAACCGACAATAAAAACAACAACGCATTCTGATTATGCTGAAAAATCTGACGCTAAACCTTTTTTATCGTTAGAGGAGCAAGAGTTTATAAAAAGACACTATACTCCAGATTTAACAAAAAAAGAAGTTGCTAAAATAATTTGGCCAGAAGAATCTAAACGTAGAAAGTTTTTTGAAAGTCAAAAATTTGTTTTAATGTCAGAATTTATTAATAGTGAATTTGATCAAATAAATTTAAGAGATGAAGTTGTAGCGGAAAAATATTCTCCGCCAAGAGCTTTAACTACATTGACAAGAAGAATAAACAAAATAATCATGAAAGAATTTGATATAGAAAAAATATCCATACAAGATAGAAAATGTTTGGAAAGGCTTTTGACATATCTTTCTGCACCAAGATTTATACAGGTTATCAATTCTTATATTACTAAAGAAGCTAGAGATTTATTTGAAAGCGAATATATTCGTAGCTCTTGGGATAAGCCAGACTTGACATCAGACGAGTTAAATTTGTATATTAATGTTTGTATGGATTATGTTAACCTTAGAGAAATAGAAATCCAAAAACAAAAATTGAATCAAATGTTTGACGAGACTGAAGGGCAAAATGATTTAACTATGAGATTAACAGAGATGTTAAAAACTAAAGCTGAAGAATATAATCAATGTACAAATCGTATAGATAAAATGCTTGCTAAGTTAAATGGAGAACGCTCTAAAAGGATTCAAAATCAACATCAACGAAATGCCTCAATCATTTCTTTAGTTCAATTGTTTCAAGATGAACAAGAAAGGAAACTAATGATTCAGATGGCAGATATGCAAAAGAAAGTTGTTTATGAGGAAGCGGATAGGCTGGAGCAAATGTCGGATTGGAAAGCTAGAGTTTTAGGTATAAGTAAAAATGATGCAATATGAATTAAGCTGCAAAGTTTGCGATAAGCCTTTTGCAAAACTAGGGTCTTTACACAAACATATCAAGCAACATGATATGCATTTGGCAGAATATTATGTTAAGTTTTATGCTCGTAAAAATTTATTAACTGGAGACCTTTTACCTTTTAAAGATGTCGAGAGTTATTTTAATAAAGATTTTACAAATAGAATTCAAATGAATAAGTGGCTTGAGCAACTAGACCCTTTAGATGCTCAAGAATACATTCAATCCAAAATACTTAGAAGGGTTTATGATAAAAAAAGAAATTTTTTACCTTTCCATTTGGAGCTTGAGCACTGCTTTTTGCCTAAACTAGATATTATAAAAAAGATGTTTGGTAGTTACTCTCATTTCGCTAAATCATGCGATTTAGATTTAATGTTTGACAAAAATATTCCGTTAGATTTTTTCGATGGAGATTTACCTAAAGATATAGAAATAGCAATAGATACTAGAGAACAAAAACCTTTAGATTTTAAATTTAACACAAAAAAACACAAATTATCTTTTGGAGACTACACTTTGTTAGGTGATCATTATAGTTATACATTTGTAGACAGAAAATCTTCAAATGATTTTTGTGGGACTTTAACAACAGCTAATCTAGATAGGTTTAGAAGAGAGATTCAGTTAACACAAGACATGGACGCATACATGTTTGTAGTGGTAGAATCTTCTTTAGATAAAATTATAGCGGAACAAAAATACTTTAAACGCAAAGCTAGTATAGATTACATATTAAAAAATATGCGAGATATTATGTATGATTTCCCTAGAAGATGCCAGTTTATTTTCACGGGAGGAAGAAAAAATTCAAAATTCTTGATTCCGCGCATATTATATTACGGAAAAGATTTATGGGGGTCGGACCTTCAATATTTTATAGACCATGAGTTGGCAAAAAGGAAATCAAAATAGACCGCCGTCAAAAATAAGAACTAACGAAGAATTATTATCTTTAGAAGGTTTTTTAGAAGAGCATGAATCAAAACTTGCTCTTTATGAATTTTTAAGAGGTAATGTTTCTTTCGCTGCGGATTTAATATTTGGAATTAAGTTATTTCCGTTTCAGCATATGGCCGTAAAGTCTATGTTTGAGACTGATTATTTTTTAGGTGTTTGGAGTCGTGGAATGTCAAAATCTTTTTCTACGGGTATTTATGCTGCATTAGATGCGCTATTAAACCAAGGGGTAGAAATAGGTATAATCTCAAAATCTTTTAGGCAGTCTAAAATGATTTTTAAAAAAATAGAGGATATTGCCGCTAAACCTGAAGCAGCTTTTTTTAAACAGTGTATTACTAAAGTTTCAAAAGGTAACGATGAGTGGTTGATGGAAATTGGTAGAAGTAGAATACGAGCTTTACCTTTAGGTGACGGTGAAAAATTGCGAGGTTTCCGTTTTCAAAGAATTATTATTGATGAGTTTTTATTGATGCCAGAAAGGATTTATAATGAGGTTATAGTCCCGTTCTTATCTGTGGTTGAAAATCCTACTCAAAGGCAAGAGGTTCATGGTCTAGAAAGCATGCTTATAGAGCAAGGTAAAATGAAAGAAGAGGATCGTTTTGTATGGCCTAACAATAAATTGATAGCTTTATCTTCTGCATCTTACAAATTCGAATATTTATATAAACTTTACAATCAGTTTGATTTTTTAATAACTCAGGAAAACAGAAGAGATAAAGCTTCTCGGTGCATTATGCAATTTGGTTATGATTGTGCTCCTAGTCAATTATACGATCAAAACCTTGTTAATCAAGCCAAAGCTACAATGAGTCAATCTCAGTTTGATAGAGAGTTTGGAGCTGTTTTCACCGATGATAGCTCTGGTTACTTCACGACTAGCAAAATGGCCTTGTGCACAGTGTCTGAGGGCGACTATCCGTCTGTGGAAGTAAAAGGAGATGCGGGAGCTAAATATATTTTAGCATTCGATCCTTCTTGGTCTCAAACAGAGGGTTCAGATGATTTTGCTATACAAATTTTAAAAATACACGATGAAGAAAAAAAAGCAACTGTGGTTCATAGTTATGCTTTATCAGGAACATCTTTAAAGCATCATATATTTTATTTTAAATATTGTTTAGATAATTTTAATATAGTTCAAGTAGTTGGTGATTACAATGGAGGGGTACAATTTATACAAGCATGTAATGAAAGCGAAACTTTTCAATCAAAAGATAAAAAACTTAAAACAATTGATGTGTCATTCGATAATCCCGAAGATTACCAGTCGGATTTACGTAAATTCAAGGTGGAGTATAACAATTCAGATGATAAAATTGTTTATTTGAGAAAGCCAACCAGCAAATGGATCAGGCAGGCAAATGAATTACTGCAGGCGAACTTTGAGCATAGACGTATATTTTTTGCTTCTAGAGCTATAGATGAAGCCTACAGTAAGCAAAGAAATAAAAGTATACCTATTGATAAATTAAAGTTTTTAAGAACATCTGATGAATCTAAACAGTCGGCATCTGCAAAAATGATAGATTTTATTGAGCATCAATCTGACATGTTAGATTTAACTAAGAATGAGTGCGCTTTAGTTCAAATAACTACGACAGCCCAAGGTACCCAAACATTTGATTTGCCTCCTAATTTAAGAAGGCAAACTGGCCCAGATAAAGCTAGAAAAGATTCGTATTCTGCTCTTGTGTTAGGAAACTGGATGGCAAAGATACATTTTGATTCAAATGATAAAGGGATAGAAGATTCTTTCGAAACTTTTACTCCTATGTTTATTAATTAGTTGAAAGTTACATTTTAACTTTTATTATACTTTATAGGGAACTTTTATTCAACTTTGTGTAATATTATAAGATGTCAAAAAGAAAATATACAAAACGATCTGACTACTGGGATAAATTCAACACCCATAAAGGTCAACCATTGTCAGATATGTTTGAGGCTAACGCTAACCAGCAGGCTAACCAATATGAGCCTCAATTGGTAGGAGAGCCTTTTTATGCTTACGAATCTAAAGCTTACAGTAGAACATCTGTTAACGGTAATGAAGTGGCATCAAGAAGAAATAACGCAGCTATAGGCCCTAAAATTTTTCCATATGCGAATATTAGAAATGGTATGTCGCCATATAATTATGGTATTGATGGCGTTAATGTCAGGGATGCTATAGAGCTGTGCCAAAAAGCTTATTGCAATATCGCTATTTTTAGAAATTCTGTTGATATGATGTCGGATTTTGCTAATTCCACTTTGTACTTAGAAGGTGGCAGCGCAAGATCTAGAACATTTATTAATGCTTGGTTAAAGAAAATTAAAATTTGGAATTTAAAAGATCAGTTTTTTAGGGAGTATTATCGTAGTGGTAACGTATTTCTTTATACTATTGATGGAAAGTTTAATTTAGAAGATTTTACGAAACTTAGAAATATTGGTTTAATTGGTCAGGTCAATAAGCTGCCAATTAAATATATCCTTTTGAATCCTTTTGATATGGCGGCGAAAAGATCTACATCTTTTGAAAACGGGTTGTATGAAAAAATATTGAGTGAGTATGAGTTGGAGCGCCTTCAAAACCCGAAAACAGACGAAGATAAAGAGCTTTATAAGGCGTTAACTCCAGAGATGCAAAAGAAAATAGATAAAGGTGGATATCATACCGATGGTATGAAAGTCCGCTTAGATCCTACAAAATTGAGGTATTCTTTTTACAAAAAACAAGATTACGAACCGTTTGCTGTGCCTTTTGGCTTTGGAGTTTTAGATGATATAAATTTTAAGATGGAGATGAAGAAGATAGATCAATCTATCTGTCGAACCATTGAGAACGTTGTATTATTGATAACAATGGGAACAACTCCTGATAAAGGTGGGGTTAATCCACGTAATAT